AGACCAGTGTCCTCCGACGCCGCCTCCCTTTACGGAGAGCCAAGCAACTTCAGAGTTATGGCCGATAAGAGACTCAAGATTGTCGCCAACATAAGTGAGAAAGCAAGAGATCGGCAATCCTTTTGGCTCAACTCCGTCAAGCGGTGCGTTTGAAAGCACAGGACTAGCGAACATAAACCAACGCTTACTAGCGTAATCATAAATACGTTGAGCGAAGCCATAATCCCCCTCACAGTAGGCCAGAGCCGCCCGAGCAAAAGCCTCTTGTGGGCTAGACTCGTCGGGCAACATGTAGTAATCCGTTAGTAACTTCAACGCCTGTGCGCTAAAGTTTTCGTCACGGTCGTAATCGATTGCAATCTTGTTGCAGTACATGTGTTCCATCATTTCTCCAATTCTTTTTCTAGGCGGCTAGCGTACCATTCCGCCTTACTTATATTCATTTCGACGGTGTCTTTATCGTTTACCCGTAACAAATATTTTAACGAGTTTCCGATAAGATATCCAGTAAATTGTTCTTCCGTAAGAACAGATTTAATCACGTCGATAGCTTCAAAGTCCTTCTTCTTGTAATGATCAGGGTTCTTCCAGTCTGTCACTGTAGTTCTCCAAATCTGGCCGTGATGACATTACCCTCCATGCTTTTGATACGCTCACGGTGTTCCGGCTTTAACTCCTCTTCGGGGACGACTTCACTGAGTGCTTCCAGCGTAACCCTTTCCAGTCCCATGTCGTACAGGTCATCGAAGTTTTCGTAGACCGCGCCGAGTAATCCTTGAAGGATGACGTAAGTTGGGTCAAACGTCTTTTCACCATCAACCTCCACTTGAGTATCTCGAGTTGCGTATGCACGGATAGCAAAGCCATCCTCGTTTTCATCTTCATCTTCTAAAGGCTCCAAAACAATGTAGTATCGCCCCTTCAGTAAGCCGGCTTGCTCGAGGGCGGCAATCTTTTCTTCATCTACAATTAGGTCAGTCATACTTTCTTCTCCAACCACGTCAGTGGTATTGTCCCATCCGCCCACAGTATACCTTGCTTGTCACACCAAGATCCATACGTGGTCTTACTAGACCGGTTTAACTTGTTGGATGCTCTCAAGAACAGCATACGTATGTCAAGAAACATATTCTGCTTAATCACGAGTAACATCTTCTGTCTATCTGAGGGGCTAAAGAATCCTTTTGCCTCAATATAAATATCTTGTTCCGGAAGATAAAAGTCCGGTGTGTACGTCTTTGGTTTGGGTTGATACATAATCTTTTGAGATTCGTACTCAAACTTTACGCCTTGTTCAGACAAGTACTTCGCTACACTAAGTTCGTAGTCTGAGCGAAACTTATGTCGCTGTGGTTTACTCATAGGTTGCTCAGCCCTTGTATCGATTGAGAAATTCTATCATGCAATTTAGGAGTTGTACTCCCGATTTGCAGGAGTGCGTGGGAATACTCGTCTCCGGGGAAAACCACCACACGCCCTTGACGTACCACGTTCGCAATACTTATTAACTCATCGGTAGCTTTCTTGCCATCGCGTTCCCATGTTTCGTGCCCTAAAGGTTGACCAAAGTGTTGCCACATTGTCAACGGTAAGCACCTCTCAAAGTTACGTGCCCACTGTACCCACGGGTCACCTCCTCGTTTGTCGGCCGCTTCAATGTAAACTGCGTGAGCACCCTCATTCAGATACAGAAGCTGACGATCCACTTTCTGTGTCATCAGAAGGGGCATCTTTATTCTCCACTATAATGCGGCGTAGGGTAGCTAAGCCGTCTGCCTTGATACCTAAACCATAGTCTCCGCACTCGAGTTGGCAAAACTCCTTGCCCCTCTTATAGAGCATGTCACCGACTTGGTAAATCGTACTGTACTGCACGTCATCGAGTAGCGGCCGTAGCTCGTCAATCACCATCTCGTTGTGCCGTTTCACATCCTTGCTGATTCTATCTTTGAGCTTGAGAATCTTTCCTTGTAACTCTACTATCTTCTTGATATCCGTGGTCTTCATAGTTCCTTAACCTTCAATGTGTGATACCAGACAATAGGCTTGTTCTTTGCGCGAGAGGTTACTTTCTCATGCTGTATAGCCTTCGGCCAGCAATGTTTACGGTAGCCGCAGAAAGTACAGTTCTTACTTAACAGCTTATTTCCTGTAGAAGTCCTAACTCCGTCGAGCGTATAAGTTTCATCAACAGGGTCTATTGGTGGCTTCTTGTACTTAAAGTTAGACATCAAGGCTTCTACAACTTTACCAGCTTCTGAGATGTAGTAATCTCTATCCTCACTCTGGTCATCCGGGGCTTGTACAAACTGGATTTCTCCACTGGACTTGTCCACTACAATCCACCCGCCGAAGTCTTTACCCTTAGCTTCTGCGTACAGGTGTCCCTGCATAAGATAACCAAAGGGGTCGTCTTCTTTAAGATTGTCGTAACCTTTACTAAACTTCTGTGTATAAGAGTAAGGGCTCGCTGATTTTACGTCCCAGACCTTCTCTCCGTCCACAGGATCGTCGATAATTAAATCGAGGGTGCCCTGTACCGTCTCGCCTCCAACGTCTAACTGGCACCTTCCCTGTGCCTCTAAGATTTTAACACCGGCACCTTTAAGGATTGCCATCACGGCACACTCCACAAGATCACCGATGAGAAAACGTAGGATAGCGTTGTAGGTCATTTCCTCGTCTTTGCCATCACGTCCGTGTATCTGCTGACAAAGTGGACGTCCCAATCCACTCATACGTATCCGCCATTCCGGATTACGGTCAAATTGTTTTTCGAGTGCCTCACGACAGTCCTGTGCAAACTCCTCAAGCACAGAAGGGGAAAGCGATGCTTCCCCCCTCGTTGCCGCTTGAAGGAAGTTCTTAACCTGAACTTCCGCTAGCATCAGTTGAAGTCCGCCGCTAGGTCAACTTCCTCTTCGTCGGCTTTCGCCTTAACAGCCTCCTTGTGTTGCTCGAGGATATTTGCGTTGGACGCCTTAACTGTCTCGAGGAACATCGTCATGGTTTCCATCGTGACGTCATCCATCGGGATAGTTTCTTTTTGCGTAAACACAGGAGTGAAGTAAGTCACACTGCCCATCTTGTTACGCTTAGTTGTGAGTTCAAACACTACCTCATTCATGAGAGTGTTCTTGCCCAGACGCTCAATCGCTTCACGTGCAGGACGGAAGCCAGAACGCTTAAAGTATGTCACGACTGGATAATGCTCAATCTTGACCTCCTTGCCTTCTGCTGTCTTCCCCGTCATCGTGATCAGAGCGTAGAAGACTTGGTTGCACGTAGCCAAACGTGACGCTAGTGTCTTAGGGTGAGTATCCCCTAGCTCTTCCTCCTCTGACTTCGACAGACGGCCACACTTGTTTGTGCCTGTGGTGTCTGGAAACTGGAAGTCCAAGGATGGTGCTTGAACAGAACGAGAAGAAAACTTACCTTCTTCCTGATCCCACACACTCCATTCGTAAGTACGTAATAATGGACGGAACTCTACGCTATCTGCGTAGACAAACTCTCCATCGTAGTACACTTTCCACGCACCCTTCTTGAGAGTCTGGCCCTCATCAGTCTCAGATTCGTAGTTAATATTTAAACGTGATAATCCCATCTTGGGACTATCCTCACCTGACTGCCCCGTCAGTTTCATCAGACCTTCACGGTCTCCTGACTTGACTGCCGCCATCATGCCATCAAAGGCACTATCCATTACGCTCAATTCGCCCATTACGCTCTCCTTAGTTTGCGTAAACTACTTCGGTGTCCAACCAATTAGACCCCATCTTACACTCAACAGAAATTGGCATATCGTATTCAACACCGTATCTCCGCTGACACTCTCGAGGTAGAGACATCATTGCATCTACCACCAAGTTGATAACAGTATCCTCCTCTCCGGGGAATACGTCAAGCACAATACTATCATGCACAGTATTGCAAATCAAACTTTTTAATTCACTCTCTTTCAAGTTCTTCGATAAATACACAAGAGCTATCGGGAGAAGATCTCCGGTCGCAAAACCTTGCACAGGGTAATTGCAGATCGCTGTCCGGTTGGTCGCCGTCCCCCACTCTGTCCACGTTGTTCCGGGAAACGCATACTGTCTCCCCGATGGTAGCGTGATAAAACCCTTCTCGACTGCGTCGCTCTGTAGTTTGTCGTGCCATTCCGTTACCCCCGCATACTTGTCTTTGAACGTACGGTAATATCTTTGCTGATCAGGAGTACCTGTTGTTCCCCCGTACAGCGGTTTAAAAGTATGAGCCTTAGCGTCTTGCCGCGAGCATCCAATAATTTCAGCAGTGACAGTGTGTACATCCGTTTTGTTCTCCACATCATGGTATACCTGCGGGTCGTTGGCGAGGTAACCGGCTACCCTGAACTCAAGCTGTCCGTAGTCAGCCTCGAGTATTTTCCCTCCTTTAAAACGAGAGACCATTGCCCGCCGGATAGCGAATGTAGAACCACGGGGCATATTCTGGAAGTTGGGGTTACGAGAACTGAGCCGTCCTGTAGCTGTGACACATTGCATGAAATCGGGGTGTACGATGTCATTCCTGTCTCGGTTGTTCTTGAGTCCTTCAACGAAAGTAGAGAGATAAGTCCGGAGTGCATTATATCGGGAGTAAGACTCTGCAAACTCTCGGGCGGTACCAGAAAGTTCATCGAGGCGTTCTTTAAGTGTTTCATGGTCTGTTTTGAATCCGGCTGATGCGGCGTCCCACGAGTCCCTCGGTAACATTTTGAAACCCGCGATCTCCTTAGTCGGTACATAGAGGACTCCTTCACCAGTACACGATTTACAAATGCGGACAGCTTTACCTTCCGTCCCGTCTTTCTTGATAGCCCTCTTGCGGCCGGCGCCTTTACATGCTGTGCAACGGGAGGCCACCGTCTTGTACACAAGCTCGCATTCGTCTTTGACGATATGTGAGAATTCGCGTTTAGTGTACTTCGTACGCTTCTTGGGCTTACGGGTTGCTCCCCGTAACTCAGAACCGAGGTTAAAAAGAGAGGACCAACGCTTCTTATCCCGAACCTTACGTGAGTAGAACAGGGCTGACTTGTCGTCTGCGGAGTTGAGGTTGACAGGTGTATCACCCATCGCATCTTCAGCCATTCTCTGAAGTTTAACCTCTAACTCATTCATCTCCTTGCGATACTCATCCTCAATCTCACTGAGGGCACTTGGGTCGATCTTGATACCGGTCCTCTCCAAGTTCGATAAGACTTCTGTCATCTCCAGTGACAGCCGTAGGGTGTTCAATAATTTCGATGCCATAGGCTTTAATCTCCTTCAGAAGTTTTTCTGAGTGTATCTCTCCGTTTAAAACAGTTGTCATTCCATCGAGCACTCCATTGTAGTACTCAACGCTAGTTAAGTCATCATCCATGTCAGCTTCGTTACGTAAAAACTTGTAGATAAGGACAGCAGACTCGAGGGTGATGCCACCCATGAGTCCTTTATACGCTAGGGGTTTCTTGCTCATCGTCTTCTCCTTTCAAGAGGGACTTATCGATAGAGTAGTCCTCATTCTCTTTATCGAGTGCTTTCTCGAGGAGAGATATTAACCCCACCTCCACGAGAAGTCGAGTCGCTTCAAGGCTAGTCTCAATCTCGAGATTAGCAGAGCCATCTTCGTTCTCCTCCAAGCGTGTCACTTTAATCATTCCAAGTTCCTCTTGCCACGTGCTAATACCCATAAAGCTCCTCCCAACTTGTCATGTACTTTTCCACCACCTGCTTACACGCAACCTCCCACGTCGCCTGCACGTCGGCTATCCCGTACTCCTCTACGATCTCCCACGGAATCTCCGCAAATGTCTTACCGCTCTTGAGGTAATCCTGCGTGAGGTCTTTCTTCTTTTCAGTAACTTCATACCTTTTCGCGAGGGCATCAAGCGAGAGGGGCCACTTCCTTGCACGAGCGAGGAGATATTCCGCAACCATAGTATCATATACGTGACCTTGATACGTGAATCCACACTCACGAATCCAGTTAAGATCGAACTTGACGTTGTGCCCCACCACGACTTCCGCTTCATGTAAAGCCTCCTTAAACTCCTCAATCTTGTCAAGGTCTTGGTCGTGTTCATTATGATGGACACAAGCATACTTGACCGGTTCGTTGGACACCTTCCACCCGATGCTCACCAAATGGTTACCAAAATAGGGAAGTGGTGTATACCCACCGTTGGGTTTCTCCTTGTGAGTTGTCTCCACGTCAAATGTCAATATGTTCATCGTAGTAGCTCCGTTTCAATGAATCGGTCAATCAATCGATGTATACCCTTCGCCACTTTCTTAGCCGTCTTTTCGTCTTCAAATCTTCCCACGTTAATTGTTTTTCCTTCAACCTGAAAGGAAACAACCCACTTCTGGGTGTGGCTCTTATCGAAATGATAATTTTTAGGCTTCTTAGTGCGGTTGTATTGCTGTACAAACCAACTAGCCCAACGGCAGTTTTCTTTGCTGTAACCTTTAGCGTTGTCAATGCGATCTATTGTCATGCGTTTTGAAGGTCGTAGTCCCATGTCTTCCACAAAATTTTTGTAGGACTGTAACCACCTGTCACACACAGTAATGCCTTTGGCTATGTAATCAGTAAAGGACGGTGTGGGGATATGGGACTGATATCCACACCTTCCTAGGATAGAATCGTAACTCTTACGAGTGTGATACTCTGCATTGTATTCACTCCACATTATTCATTTCCTCTTCTGTTGGTTGAGCCACAGGCTCTTGATTCTCAGGGGGTACGACAATCACTGTGTTGTTTTTTTCGTACACAGCCCGGTACATATCAATCTCACATGGCACTGTCCCATGCCACCCGTTCTGCTTGTTCTTCGAGATACAGATGTACCTCTTGGTATTCTCTGGGCTTCTGTCTCCTGTACGCCCGATACCGATGATGAGGTCTGCTTCCCCCGCCTTACCTGTCTTCGAGTTGTCGAGATACTGGTACTCCACGTGCATCATAGACTCAGCCTCCGCCGATGCCTGACTGACACCCCACACAAGACACTTGTTCCGCTTTGCAATCTCTCTCGCCTGTAAATAAATCTCCTTGAGTTTCTCATCCCCACGGTTGTACTTGCCGGCAATCTTTACTTTGTCTAACTGATCGATAAAGACGATGTCCGGCTTGTTAATCTTGCACCAGTCATCAATCTCCTGAATGGTCGTTCCAACGCAGTCAAGAACATGTAAGCGGTTGCCGATCTCGCTACGCCATACTTCCGCAAATTTATCACGCCCTTCACTGAGTTCTTTCCGCGTAGCTTTAAAATAACTCTGGATGATACGTAGTTTAGTTCGTACAGCCGGCTCTTCGTTTCCCCAGATCGAAACGGTAAGCCCTTGCTCGAGGAACTTCTTAGCGAGAAAAGATACGAATGTAGTCTTGCCTGTTTCCGGCCGAGCAAAGATGATTCCAAAATGTCCGCGATCCAATCCCGGAACGTAGCCGGACAGGGGGTCCCAGTCGAAAGGGAAATCGGGTTCAAGCGTAAGGGAGTCCAAAAGCTCTTCGAGCCCCATGTCCACCTCCGTGTACGTCGTCTTCTCGCCAATCGAATCCTCCGCTGTACTCTCAATGAGTCGCTTGAGTTCTCCAAAGTTGTTCTCCTTTCCTAAAAAGATGTTGACTGACAACTCAGAAATGATACGAGCACGATTACGCATCCAGAGGTCGCGTATGACTCTCTCCTGTAAATCTGTGTTTTTACCGACGTCGTCTTGAAGCGTGTAGAAATGCTCCCAGTACCGATATCGTGTGCTGTCTGGTAGGGCGGGGTGCAGAGAATCGAAATATGCCTGTAGCTCGCTCGAGGTTAAGTCTGACTTGTATTCTGCGTGGGCGTCGACGAGAGCTTGCCAAATGGGAGCCCACTCTCCCTCAAACATATCCTTTGTGAGGACATTCTTTACTCTGTCGTAGCACTCTGTCCGCAAACAGAATGAAATAATCTTACTCTCCAAGCATTGCTGATTTAATGAGTGATCCACGTTCATTGTCTCCTAGTGACTTTAAGTCTTTGTCTAGCATCAAAATGCTAGTAGGCACGAGAGTATTTAAAGTCCGCATCATTGTCAAGGCTTTGTCTGTTGCATCTTTATCGAGGGCAACAACAACACGCCTGAACTTTGTGAGCTCTGCGATGTGCTCATCCCGTAGGCTTGTCCCTAACAAGGCGTATCCTGTACACCA